CAGCACCTGATTTAGTCTTTGGTGAGCTAATAGTTAATGTCGCCACATCAGGTTATGCCGTAGGGGATGTAGTTAAACTATCAAGTATGATGGAGATAGACGAAAATGACTACGTTTTAAGTTTCTCTTGTAACAGCACAAAGATGGTCATGGCCTGCAATGACACCACAGTATTCCGAATTGCGGCGTATCGTTCTGGTCAGTTTGGTAATGCCAATGATTTCTTTTTTAGCCTTAGTAACATTTCAATAAGAGTTGTTGGAGTTTGGTTTTAATCCATAGAAGGAGACACTAAAATGAGTACTATTAAAGTAAACACAATATCAGACACTGATGGATCAGGCTCACCTAGCTTTCCTAATGGTAACGTCGGTATTGGTACTGCTACTCCATCAGGGGCGCTTGAAGTCGTTGGTACTGTCAAGTCCACTGCCTTTACAGAAGGTGTTTTCGCAGTAACTGGAGCAACCCCTGCACTTGATCCTGCAAACGGCTCTATCCAAACGTGGACACTCACTGAATCATCTGCGCCAACAGACTCATTTGGAACTGGTGAAAGCATGACATTGATGATTGATGATGGATCAGCTTACACGATCACTTGGCCTACTATCACTTGGACAAACAACGCCGGTTCAGCACCTACGCTGTCGACCAGTGTTAAAACAGTTATAGCTCTGTGGAAAGTCTCAACAACTCTCTACGGTGTACTAGTAGCGGATGGTACATAATGCTTACTAATAAACTTCTTGGTGCTGGTGCTAGTGGTGAGAAGGACATGATTGTAGAATATACTGATGCTGTTTTTGTGCCCTCGCAGACAGGAACCAGTTTTTCACAAACAGTAGACACAGGAACAACCACATACTCAGGGTACACTAGGTATGTACTCACCATTTTTGGAAATGTATCAGCTGGATCAGAATACGCCGCCGCTGGGCCTGACTGGTCTGGTAATGCGCCTACTCTAGGTGGGACAACCACTACAGTCCTTGCGACCCTTGTTTCAACTGCACCTTTACGTATAGGTTGTGTGTACTCAATTGTAGCGACAAACACTACAGGTGATCAAACCTTTGCGATAAACCTAAATGCAGACACAGCGGGTTCGGGTGTTGTTGTTTTTAACGTGTTTATTAAAGGCGGGCCTCCTGTTTTGCAAGACTCTGACATTACAGAGGGTCTCATAGTGTACAACTTTTCTAGTATTCCTTTATCTGTTAATGAGGGCCAAAATGCAGTCTTTGCGTGCAGTATACCAGAAAACGGTAGCTACACCTTTAGTGGAACGGCAGGTATTAATCAAAGTAATACGGTTGCCAGAGGTGATATAAACAGTAGTGAGTATATGGCAGTAGGGTTCGTGCAGGATGTTTCAAGTGGGTCAAAGAGTGTTATAACTAGTGGTGGAGGAGAAAACGGTTATTTGTCTGTTCTCACAGGCATAGTGCTTAAAATCGGATAACATAGGACAATAATATGTACATCAAAGTAACTAACGGCGTAGCAGGGTACTACACACTGCGACAGCTACGCAAAGATAATCCAAACAGCTCGTTTCCAGAAGAGCCAACTTTAGCTCTCTTGAGTGACTGGGATGTTTACCCGTACACACCGGCGAATCTACCCGACTATGATATGTATACTCAAGTCTGCGATGACTTAGGGTTAATTAAGGTAGGTGCTGTCTATAGTGAGAACTATGTGGTCCGTGATAAGACACAGGAAGAGCTTGCTTTATACATAGTCAATGTAGCCAACGCAGAACGTATGAAACGCAGCGCCTCGCTTATTGAATCTGATTGGACGCAGATTGCTGACGCCCCTGTCGATAAGGCAGTATGGGCTACTTACCGTCAGGAGCTACGGGACATACCAGAACAAGATGGTTTCCCTACGTCAGTTGTTTGGCCTGTTAAACCATAATTTGTATAGGTTTTAACAGTTAGTACTTGACAATGCCTACAGATGTGTATATAATAAGACTTATAGTCGCCCCCCGGTAATATATAGGTATAGTATATGTATAGAGACAAGTATAGGTCAGTGGTAGATGGTATAGAGTTGTTTAATGAAGGTGATATGCACTCTAAGTATACACTAGAAGAACTTAATACCTACCTACTACTACCTATCACTTATGATAGAATAAGACTGTACTACCAAGATGATAAGACTATAGGACTTATAACTTGGTGTTGGTTATCTCCTACTCAGTCTAACCTATTCCTAAACGACGAGTACCAACCAGTCGCAGAAGACTACCAAAGAGAGAACCCCAAGGGAGACTACGTACTCTGGGGTATAGAATTTATAGCCCCTTTCGGCCACACTCGTAAGTTAATGAGAGCTGTAAGGAACGAACATACAGAGCTATATGGAACCACCACGACGGTCCACTTCCGAAGGTTCTACGACAGGAACAAGTTACACAAAAGGACGTTCTGAACATGTACAATCCATTTATGCCTAGTATTTTACCACAGGCTCGTGTTGCCTTCGGAGGAGGTGGAAGTAAAGGTAAGAGTTCACCTGTCACCAAAGCTCAGGGTAGGCCTGCTGCACCTGCTGCATCTGAAATGACATCAGGGTTAAGTAGGTTATTGGGACTTGGCGGCAGTACTCAAGCTGATATTGACGCTAAAGCTGCTGCTGATGCTAAAGCTGCTGCTGATGCACAGGCTAAAGCTGAAGCTGATGCTGCTGCTGCGTTAGCTCAACAACAGAGAGACGATACACAGGCTGGTGCTAACCAGCTTATGGATGACTCGGTAAATAACCCAGCTTCTCTGGTTACAACACCTGATGTAGCTACGATTGACCCAAACGCTAGCGGTACTGTTGTACCAGATAGCACAGGTCAAGTAACTGGTGACCTAAACACTATCCAAGGCCCCACTGCAACTCCAGCTGCAACTGTTGATCCTACCTTAGTCGCAGATCAGATGTCTGGTGTAACGGACGGTATTGAAGCAGTACAAGGTGCTGTATCAGATGATGCTACGGTAGCTGCAGCTACACTGGATCCTACTCAGTTAGCCCAACTAGCCTTAGAAGCTAACCAGATTAATGAAGCACAGACAATAAACGCACCTGACGATCGTGTTGTAGGAGCTGGTGAACTGATCCAAGGTTCTGCTGTTAATATGGCTGCTGTTGATGCTGCCTTAGACATTCAAGCTCAAGTTGCTGATCCGTCTACTCAAGCTACAGTACGTGGTCAACTTGGTGAGTTGATGACTGACTTTGATGGTACAAGCCCCCCTGCGTGGGCTGCTGGTGCTTTGCGTAATGCTACTGCCCAAATGGCAGCAAGGGGTCTTGGTGCCTCTAGTATAGCCGGTCAGGCCCTAGTACAAGCTGCTATGGAGTCCGCAATGCCTATTGCTATGGCAGACGCCTCCACCTTTGCTAAGTTTGAAGCCCAGAACTTGTCTAACCGCCAACAGACAGCTATGTTTGCCGCGGAGCAACGAGCTTCATTTATGGAGATGGACTTCAACCAAGAGTTCCAAACTCGTGTAGCTAACGCCTCCAAGATTTCTGACATTGCTAATATGAACTTTACAGCTGGTGTTCAGATTGCACTAGAGAACGCAAGCCTAGCACAGACTGTAGACTTAGCTAACCTTAGTGCAAGTAACGCTAAGATGTTGTCAGACGCTGCAGCTCTTACAGCTACCGACATGACTAACCTTAACAACCGTCAACAGTCTCGTGTAATGAATGCTCAGTCCTTCTTGGCTATGGACATGAAGAACATGGACCTACAGCAACAGTCTGACATGTTTAAGACTCAAGCTACTATCGACGCTATGTTTAGTGACCAATCTTCTGCCAACGCCTCTGCCCAGTTTAATGCTTCTAGTGAGAACCAGACTAAGCAGTTCTTTGCTAACATGCAGACGCAGGTAGACCAGTACAACTCAGGGGTTGCTATTAATCGTGACAAGTTTAATGCACAGAACGCTTTGGTAGTACGTCAAGCTAATGCACTCTGGCGCCAGAACACAAGTACTATTAACACCGCAGCCCAGAACTCAGCTAATGCACAAGCTGCTGCAGCTACTAACGGTCTGTCAGCCTCCATGATTGAAGCTGTCTGGCAACGTGAGCGTGACATTATGGACATGAGCTTCCGAGCTGAGGAGTCTGCGACTGACCGTGCTCTCTCTGTCTTCTTAGGTGGTAAACAAGATGAATTACAGCGGTGGTCTACTAGCCAACAAGTTAAAGCTAGAGAAGACGAAGGTAAGGGTTACTTACTTAATAAAGTACTATTTGGATAAGGAGGAAGTAGAACATGGAATCAGGTCAATTTGCGTATCGTAAGAACCTAGAGAATGCTCGTAAAGAGTTGGCTCGTCGTCAAACACTAGACCAAGGGTCTACTAAGTATAAAGCTGATACAGCCTCAGAGACTGCAGCTAAGGTTGGTCAAGGTCTCATGCGACCTCGTGCTCGTCCTGAAACCCCTGCCTTTGATGATATAACTGAGGGTATGGGTATGACTCTTTTCGAGTCTTTTGCTGACCGTGCTGACGAGGAGATGAATACTTCAAGGGCTCTTACTGAGGGTAAAGAGAGAGGTGCTCCTAGTACATCGCCTAGGCCATTACCTCGCGCAGGTAGTGTCACTGCTACTGAAATGGAGGATCGTGAGCTCTTAGCTCTAACTCTGCAAGCTGAGGCTGGTGGAGAAGGTATGGTCGGTATGTTGGCTGCTGGTTCGGTTATCCGTAACCGTGCTGACTCAGGTAAATACGGAAAAGGTATCCGCGGTGTTATCATGCGCCCCGGTCAGTTCTCTGCTTGGAACCTTGAAACAAAGTATGCTAGTGGTAAAGGTGGTATTGATATGGGTAGGCTTCGTGCCACCAAAGAAGCGTATGCTGCTGCTGACAAGTTGTTGTCAGGTGACTACGAAGATAAGACTGGTGGGGCTACGCACTACTACAACGACAAGGTAGCTACTCCTGACTGGGGTCAGACTGCTGGTGGTAACTGGACTCGTATCGGTAACCATCTCTTTGGATTTGGTGACGGAAAACCAGGCTCCAACTAAACCTAACAGACAAGAATAAGGAACGACACAAATGCCTATCTTTCCAGGACAATCCCTGACTGCTGAGCCAATGAATGCTCCATACGAAAACCCACCTGAGATGGTAACACCAGAAGATGCTATGGAGTACCATCTGGACCGCCTCACAGAGCCTGACCGTATGGAAAGCGTACTAGACGCTATGGAACTAGGACTTGACGTTGTAACCCTCACTGAGGGTATCCTACGTGGTGCTGTGATGGATGGACAACATAGTGTCGACATCTCCTTGATCCTTGCACCTGTCGTCCATGAGTTCATTAAGACTACAGCTCATAAAGCTGGTATTGATTACGAAGAAGGATTACCCGACGACAGTAAGGAACGAGCTGGTGTCAAGTACCAGATCAACTCCCGTAAAGCAGCAAAGATACTAGCTAACTTTAAAGATGATGGTGTTGTTGAGGATATGTCTGAAGAGCCCGTAGAACAAGATGAAGTTATGCCTATGATGGACAAAGCACCTAAAGGTCTTATGTCTCGTATGTCTAAGTTAGAGGGAGAAGTATAATGGGTTTCTGGGCAGGTATGGCTAGGGCTACTGGTGAGAGAGCTGATCGTAATGAACGTCAAGATGTTCGTGATGCTGCACAAGATGAACGTGATAAGGCTACAGCTTGGCAACAGAAGATGTTTGATTACCGTAAGAAGTCAGATAATGCTGCTCTAAAGCGGCAGGGTGTTCAAGACGGTTACGACCTTGAAGATAGAACTAGAGCTGAGTTAGAGCGGGAACACGCCAGACGGATGGGTACGGCTAAGCTTATTGCTGCAGGTGGTGGTGGTGGCGCCGGTACAGCTAGGGGTTCTACAGGAAGTCCTGCAGGAGGTTCTGGAACTTTAGCTCAACAAAGTCAACTTGGACTTAAAACACTATCAGGACTTGGTGCTTCAAACGAGGTTCTTACAGAGTTTGCAGGACACGGCAGCCAGTCTGTCATTGAGGCTGCAACGACTTATCAGGATTACTTAACCAAAACAAAAGACTACCTTTCGTTTACCCCTGTAACTGCTGACGAGTTCCTTGCAGGAGCCCTAGCTGTATCAACGCCCGGAACAACCCCTGACCTTAATTCGGTTATGAAGGCTATGAATATGGATAAGGAGACGTTCGAGGGACCAGCTTACGGAGATGATGGGATAACGTGGAAAGAGATCATGCTACGGTCTATGAGTACACCGCCTTCTACCTCTGTCTCCTTCCCTAGTACCGATACCACACCAACAGGTATGGATCGTACTGAAATAAACGCAGTCTTAACAGCCACTAATAGTGGGGTCAAACAGAACCTAAGTATTCAGTTAGACAACCTTCGGAAAGAACTAACAGTACTCGGACCAGATGTTAGTCCTGAGAAATCAGCGGTTAGTACTGAGATTGCACTTGTACAAGAGGCTATGGAAGACCTTAAGAACGGAAACCCTGTTGCTGCTATCTCGTACACTGGTGCTAACGCTATCTTGTCACAGCTGTCAGGTACTCCTCGTGCCTTAGACTTTATAAACCAGTTTGGAGGTGGGTACAGGAATGCTATACAGAATGTTACCTTTAGCTCTGACGAAGAAGCTACCTTTAACCCTAACATTAAAGTAGGTGACTGGTACGTTGTAGATGAAGAGATCAAACAAAAGACATCCGAGGCTATTAAAACTGAGTTTGAAACCGAAGAAGAATTTACTGCGTTTGTTGCAAAGTACCCAGAACTAATAGGAAAGTTGGACACTATTACAATAGGTGGTGTAACTATTAACAGGGGTCAAAACAATACTAAGTTAGACGATACTGAGTTAGGTGCCACTGAGTTAAATAACCCATCTGTTTTGAACGCAATAAAAGGAAGTAGTGGTGTAACAGAGACTACTAGTGCTATGCCTGAGGCTATGTCACAACCACAAAGCAACGCAGGTAAAGTAGCTCAACAAAACATTGATAATGCTAGTTCTATGTCTGAAGCTATGTCTCAGATTACAGAAGACGAATACGAAGACATGACTCGTATTGAAAAACGTCAGGCTGGGCTACCTGTAGGTGGTCTAAACTTGAGGTATGCTAAACAGGAAGGTGGTTCTTTTAAAGGTTCTGCTGTAGCAGACACACCTGTGCCTCAAAGCAACGCACGTAAAGTAGCTCAAGAGAACATGGACAATGCTAGTTCTATGTCTGTAGCTATGTCTAAGATTACAGAAGAAGAGTTTGAAGACATGACTCGTATTGAAAGACGAGAGGCTGGACTTCCTGTAAAAAGCATGGACTTGATGTATGCTAAACAGGAAGGTGGTTCTTTTAGAAGTTCTGCTATGACAGACGGTACCGAACGTATGATAGCTCCTGCAACTGAGGCTGGTGCCTTTATTCCTAAGTCTAACTCTGAGTCTGAGAACCTAATCAACAACCCATCAGGTAACAGTATGGCTGCACCGATAACCCCTAGGTCAGACACACCTGTCGATACGTCCTTAGATGACTCACAGGCTCTCTACGATCTAGTCTTTAGTGATAGGGCTGGTCCAGAGTTGATCCAACAAGCTATGGCTGAGTTTGAGGCTGAACACGGACAAGGTTCTGCTGAGGCTGCTATCCAAATGATCTCTATGCGTCAACAATAATAATAAAGACAAGGAGTCCATTATGGCTGATCCATACGCTAAGACCTTTGACAACCAAGACATTAATCAAGAACGTGATGAGTTTGGAAGACCTATTGATGTAGTTCAGGAGGGTATAGACTCTCTTGAGGCTACCCCTGCAGTGCCTCTGGAGCCTACAGTGTCTCCTCTTGATGCCTTCAAAAACTCACCTCCTGTAGAGATGCCTAAAGAGGAGATGTCACCACTAGACGCCTTTAAACGATCTGCACCTGTAGGGGTTTCACGAGAACCTATATCACCACTTGATGCTTTCAAGAATTCTCCTTTGCCAAACGAAGCTCAAGAGTTTCAGCCTGCACCCTTTGACAAGTACGAGGAGGGTGGTCTTACTAAAGAGTTAGCCCTTGCGGACAGTGATGTAATAGACCTCATGCGAGACGGTTTAGAGCTACGCTATGGCTCTAGGGGTGCGGTACGTAGTGCTGCTGTGTACGCTCTGGGTGGCGCCAGTGGTGGTTACACCTCCTCTATGGAAGACGAAGACGTGTTTGAGATGTGGCAGAACTGGCAGAGGTCTTTTGCTGGTGGTCAGACGGTTACAGTAGCTAATGAACTTGCTTTCACAACGACACTAGACGACACCCAAAAGGCTCTGATGGGTTCCCAGTACCTTATGTTTGACAAGAACCCTAATATCTTCTCGGCTAAGACAGGTTGGGGTGAGATGTTTGATGGTATGCGTGACTACGCAACAGCTGCTATATGGGATCCCTTGACTGTCGCCTCCTTAGGTGTTGGTAAGGCATTAGGTGCTGGTGGTACTAAAGCTGCCTCTGTCCTTATACGTGAGAACGCTAAGGTTGCTTTCCGTGAAAGCTTAAAGCAAGGTGTGGGTCGTACAGCTGCTAGAGCCTCTGCTCAAGCTACGGTTCGTCGTCAGTTTGCTGGTACAGTTACAGCTGATATAGCTAAGTACTCAGCCTTAGACTTTGCAGCTAACATAGCCTCAGACGCTCTTTATCAAAAACAACTAATGGACACTGGTGCTCAGGAAGAGTATAGTGCTCTGCAGACAAGTGTTGCAGGCCTTGCTACCATCATGCTACCAGCTATTGTAGGCTCCTCTAAGGCCTTCTCTGCCTTCTCTAACAGTGCTAGTGCTCCAGCTGGTTTAAAGGCTTCAGTGGACGTCTCTGAGACCTTTAAGGGCCTGACTAATGAAGTCATTGACGAGAGACTTCAAGCTCGTATTGATTGGACTAAGTTTGACAATGAGTTCTCTGAAACAGCAGGAGACTTAGCAACTAACAGAGGTGAGTACACTAAGTGGAGTGACGCTAAAGTAGAAGCCCTTGAACTGCTTGGTGATGACATGTCCCTCAACCCTGTTGAAGGTAACTTCATGCGTTCGTTCTTGTACGGACCAGCTGACAACTCTAAGAAGGGGTTTGTCCAAGCTATGTCTGACGCAGGCTTGGTGTATGTACCACGAGGTGAAGACGATAAGATTACAAACTTCATAGGAGATGTGATTAGTTGGGTTCCACCTGAGACTATTGATAAGTTTGTAAAAGGTTTTACTGACGAGTTTGGTGACATTACAGGTCTAGTTAAGAAAGAGGGTGCCACATCTTCGGAACAGTTATCTTCTTTCTGGAAGCTGAGACAGTCCAATGCTGGTGACAGACTTAGGGACTCGTCCTACGCTAGATATCTCCTTGAAAACAACCTTGAGGGAAACTCCACAGCTGCAGATATGATTAACGCACTAAGCCGCGGTGACGACGCAGAGAAACCTGCAGAGATCGGGAAGTATGTCTTGTCTCTTTACAAGTCATTACTTACATCGCACTTTGGTACAACAGGTCTTAACCTTAAAGGTTGGGCTGGTACTGTTGCACCTAACACTGTGTCTGACTTTATTCAAGGTAGTCTTGAGATAGCTGGAGGTACCTTAGCCCGACCGTTCACAGGTGCTGACGCTTACGAACAAGCTTTAATGCGAGGAAGAGGTAGTATCACAGGAGCTATGCGAAGGGGTGTTCACTTCCTTCAACCTGAGGACACTATTGAGAAAGCACTAGCTTATATGACTTACCGACCAGAGATTCTGACTAAGTTGTCTAAGGACTTAGGTGGTGACTCAGGTGCTAGGGCTGGTGCAGAGACACTGGAGATCTTTGGTATTAAAGATAACCTAGCTACTAGGTCTGCTGAGTCCGTTCGTAGTGCTTTGCAGAGTGCTACTGGTGTTAAACTTCAAGATGAATTGACTAAGATGTTGTCTTGGCAATCAAACATAGACTTGATGATCCGTCGTGTCTACGGCAAGGGGTACAACGAGTTCATGGAAGACCCTACTCTTGGGTTTATCGAGATGAACTCACCTAAGTACCGTAACAAAGTAGAGGCTAGTGCTCTCGACCGTACCCTTCGTGAAACGTACTCCTTAGAGTGGTCTACAAAGAAAGGGTCAGGACTGGCTCTGCAGGCAGCTCGGCTTATAGAAAAGTCATCGTCTAACGCAGTTGGTGGTTACCTAATTCCTTTTGGTAAGTTCTTCAACACATCAATAGCTATGATGAGTGACTATACACCTATCAACGCTTCAAGAGCTTTGTGGCGTTCAACTAGAGGTCAGCAGTCTGAGTTAGCCTCAGAAGAATTATCCCAACTCATAGCTAAGTCTGCCGTGGGTGCTACCCTAGCCTATTCTTATTCTAATGTAAAGTTAGAGAACCTCAAAGAGGGTCTACGGTGGAATCAAGTAAGAGAAGACGATGGTTCTATCTCTGACAAGACTTACGACTTTCCTCAGTCTATCCTTCATATAGTCGGACAAATGATTGCTCATAATCGTCAAGATGGTGAAATTCCACCTGACCTTGCAGCTGAACTTGCTGATATAGTTGTTGGTTCGACCTTTAGAGGATCAGCTGATGCAGTTGAAACCGTATACGATATGGGCATAGCTCTGTCTACAGGTGACGTAAAGAGTGTTGGCTACCAAGCAACTGAGGTTCTCCTCGGTACTGTTGGTCGAATATCCTCTGGTTTCACTCGATCTTTAGAACCCCTAAACGTAGGTCTTAAGGCTATCAAAGGAGACTTCCAAGAGCCTGACCGTAATATAGACGGAGATGGTTGGACTGAATGGTCCGTTACTAAGAAGGCTACCCGTTACATAGACGAGTTCTTTGAAGTACTCGGTGCTGGAGCGGATGATAGTCCTAGGGCAGCTTCACCAGTTAAACCTGAAGGTCAAGTACCTGACACAGGTAAGGTGTTGTTAGGTGTTAGAGGTACCTCAGGTAACTCCCTGAGTGAGACTATGCTGGCTTCAGTAGGTCGTCCATCTTGGAAAGCTTTTAGGTGGGGTAATGATGCAGACGTTAAGAACTACATGAACAGCCGTGTATCTCTTATCTTTGATGAACAGACTGCTAGGATGTTTGAGTCTAACCCTAACTTCTTTAACCTTCCTCTAGCTACTAGGGAGGTTCGGACAGAGCAGGTCATTAAGCGTACAAAGGAGCTTACTATAGAGTATATGGAAGCTCATGGTGGTGATATGTCTCACCGTAGTAGACTTGCAGCTGTCAGTGAGAGAGACTTAGGACGGGCTATGGAGCACCTAGGTGTAGAGGGTGACCCAAAAGACTTGTTAAAAGAGAATAACGGGGCAGAACGTCTTGGTATACTGCTAGAGTGGGCTGAAAACTTTGACGAGTACGCTATACGAGACTCTAACTATTAAACAAAGAAAAGCCCCCACTCTGGGATTAACCAAAGAGGGGGCGAGTTGACGGTGGCTAGTCTTTATATTCAAGCAGTAGGTCTGCGTACCTAAAAGCTTGTTCCACGAGTTCTTCTGCTCGTGCTCCAGCCCCTGAAGCTAGCAACCCAGATAGTGCTGAGGCTGCTAGTACCACCCGTTGAGGAGAGACTTTCTTAGGTGGGTCTTTAGGGGTATCCTTAAACTTATTACTAAAATCTTTAGCTTCCTGTTCCAGAGATGGGGTAGGGAGCTTATTGTGTTTTATAGGCATTGCAATGTCCTAGCTCTTGTATCTGGGCTAGTGTAACATAAAGGCAACACGCTGTCAAGACTTAATTCGAACAATAACGTCTAGTACGGTACTCATGCGTTGAATGTCTCGGTAGTAGGTCAGCTTAGTCTCTATCTCATTAGCTAACTCGTCAACCATCTTGTCTACAACCTTAGAAGCTTCAGCAGTTAGGTGGGCTCTAAGTCTTTCCTTAATGACACTGTTTACTGCACCTTGAAGAACACTTTGATCAATCAAGTGGTCCATCATTTGTAAATTTGTTTTAAGGTATCATTGACCCACTCTAGGTACTGGGCTGCTTTAGCTAAGTCTTCCGAGGGGTTTCCCTTGTACATAGCTCGATGGTTGTACTTCATTACGTTACCGCGGCAGTAGGCTACAAAACCCTCAAGACCTAGTACTTGTTTGATGTAGACGATACACTCAACACCTTCTCCAGCGTTGTAGTGTGCTGGTTTGCTTACAGGGTTGTGAGGATCGTACGCTGTAGGGTGGATATGGGTTGGTCCGGTTTCAAAGGGAGTCGAAAACACATGCATACGGGTGTCAAGTGTTGCCGAATCGAGGGGATCTTCGTTTATTAGGCCTTGTTTACTCATGATTCTAAGTCCCTTGATAATTTATCTAACATTGTCATAGCTGAGCTATCAGAGGCTATATGCTGGAACTTTAACTCTCTAATAATACCATGTACTCGGTGTTTAACTTCTCCGTAGAGATGGTCGTGTAGTTGACTGACCATTTGTCTAGTCCTGTACTCTTGTTCCCTCTTAGGACTAAAGGAGTCTATCGTGTAGCTGACCCCCAGTTTAAGTTCGGTAGAATGGATACGTACGTCTGGCATTTGGACAGTCATACTACTGGCCTGCTCTGAACAATCCATACTAAAACCCAGATTAGGCATTACATGAACACGATAACCTGTGTCCCGACTATGAACTGTTCGTAGGATGTCTGAAACGCTTATCATTATATCTTCTCCGCATAGAAGGCACGAACCCACATTGCACAGATGTCTGACCGAACAATGTCGTCAAGGCCAAACTCAATGATAGGTACTGGTAACTTGTGCTTCTTAGCTATATTGGTGATAGTGACTAAGCCTGAGTCACCTCTAAGGTCTGTCTGTTGTACGTCTCCGTTGAGAACAATGATAGTACCTTCTCCTACTCGTGTGAGTAGCATCTTAAGCTCTGCTGTAGTGATGTTCTGAGTCTCGTCACAGATGATAAAGGCATCGTCAAAGGATCTACCTCGCATCAAGGCTAACGGTGCAATCTCGATGTTACCTGACTTAAGTGCAATCTCTACTGTAGCCTTACCCAAGTGCTTAATCAGGATGTCTAGTACGGGTAAGGCCCAAGGAGCTACCTTGTCAAGTAGTTCGCCCGGTAAGATACCTATGTCCTTGCCGACTGAGATCATAGGACGAGTAATAATAATCTTCTCAATCTTCTTGGCTACAAACATGTCAGCTGCAAGAGTGCCTGTAACATAGGTCTTACCAGTACCAGCCGGCCCAAAGACAATGACTTGGCTGGAGGTCTTAATGGCTTCAATCAAGTCTCGCTGTTTGTCTGTCTTAGGTATAATACCCGACAGTACCTTCTTACCTGCACCCTTGTAGGTGATCTCAGCTTCTTTACGTGATCGTGCTTTAGGTTTTGCTTTCTGTTGTACCATAATGTCTCTCCTTTGTTGGAGAGCAGTTTAAACACATGCTCAGGTGGGTCGCTGGGCTAACCCCCATCAGGTAATTCCTAACGGGCCAGCATAGGGTAATAGTACTTGAACTGTACCCAGATGTCAAGCCTTAACGGATAGGGCATGCACCTGTTGAACAAGCTTCGTCTAGTAGGTCATCATCAGACTTGAGGTTAGTCAGGTCTACAGGCCACAGTGAGTTAGCGTACTCACGGTATACCGCTTCTGTTACTACCTCTTGTGGTAGGTAGGCGTAGCCTAGGTCAGCTGCGGTCTTGGTTGGGTCGTTACGGTAGATAAAGGAGACACCTACATAGGTATCCCAGTTGTCTAGGATCCAAGAACGAATAGCTGGTACCTCGTCTAGGTCGTTGCTGATAGTAACCGAACAGTTATGGTCTACGTAGTTGTCCATCATCAACTTATAACGATCGAGCTGTAGAACAGCTGTCTCGATGTTGACTTCCTTACCGTCTACGATATCGAACTTAACATCTTCATAGGCTACAGGGAACGTAATGAGAACCGAGTCTGGCTCGAATGGCTTCTCAATGATCTTGTAACCAGCTGCTTTCATGGTTGGTAGAATCTCGTCGTGCTTAGAGAACGTCACGTTGTTGAAGAGGTACTTACCTAGTGGCTTGTGTACACCCTCTGTGGTGTCCATGATCTTAGACAGGGTACCAGATGGTTTGACCGTGGTGACTAGCTTAGCTCGTGGTAGTCCTAGCTCGTCTGCCATAGTGTTAGCCCCCAGCTTAGCGGTTGTACGGAGTATCTGTAGTAGGCTTGCAGTAAGTCCTGAGGCTTCGTGGTGATCTAGGAACTTAACGATACCTGTTGCACCTACACCACACAGGCGAAGGAACTCGTTAAGCTCGTGCCATGACCGTTGTAGTACACCATCGTCTAGGTTAACACATGTCTGTCGGTAGTTAGCTCGTGCTACGATCCAGACAGCCTGCTGTAATCCCCCGAAGTCTTGAAGGAACTTACCCCAGTCTACTTCGACTAGGTTACAGAAGCTCTTGTTACCCAAGAGTATCTCAGCACAAGGGTTGACACCTTTGAAGTGAGGAGCGCGCTTCTTAGCTGCCTCTGCGTTGATAAACCCTGGCTCTGATCCACCAGCCTGTACCATCTTGTCGAAGATGTAAGATAGCTCCCACTCTGTAGGCTTCTTCTCAAACACAACAGAGTTGTTAGACTGCTGACGATGCTCGTTGTCGTGGTCCCACCAGTCCTTCTTAGCCAAGATGAACTCGTCAACCTCTGCGTCATTGACAGGTACCAGTGCGATCTCTGCTGAACGGCGAGAGGACAAGGTAGTACCCATGTGGTTGAGGACATCAAGGATATTAATACGTGTTAGAAGTTCCCCTGACCGGTCACTGAGGATATCACAGATACGGTTTAGAGCAATGTGAATGGTGGCATCACCTGAGCTAATCCATCCGTAACCCTTTAGGCGTTCCCCTGCTGCACGAATCTCTGTGTAGTCAATGGTGATGCTGTCTACTGAGTCCTTCATAGCAAACAACTTACCCAAGGCCTTAGCCCAAGCCTCAGCACTGTCACCAATCTTGAGGTGCCAACCCTTTGTACCATCTGAGTTCACTGAGACCCAAGACTGGTTGTTAGGGCAACCCTTAGGATCACCTTGTTTCTTTGTTGACCGTATTGTAATGATCTCGGTTGGCTTAGCAAACCCATTGAGGGTTCCTGTGACTGGCTCGAAGCCTACACCACAGCCTTGCAGCAAGAGCCACATAGCGTCTACGATATCGTGAACTGTTTCTACTCGACCAAAGGAGCAGTTGAACTGAGAAGCCTCTCGTGTCTTAGCTACGTTAGTGCCTCCTAGCCACAGCGTACGACCCGATGTGAGGGCCTTACGAGTCATCATAAGGTCACGAAGCTCGTCAAGCTCTGTGAGCTCCTTGCTAGATAGGTCAGAACCTTTGGCCCGTTCCCAGAGCCACTCTTGGTGGAAGATAACTCGGTCGACAGTCTCAGCCCATGTCTCAAAGCTACCGTCGTCCTTTGGTCGGTTGTATGTGCGACGTGTTACTACTTCAGCGCGAGTAGAGAATGCTTGGTGATTAGTTGTCATGTGTAATAATCCTTGGTCTATTTCAGTTACGGTCTGTAGTCAACTCGGTCATGCTTCCGTTTAAGTCAATGTCGGAAAGAATAGACTGAGGCTTCCAGATAATACGGTTGTGGTAGACACTAACGTTAGCCACCTTGGTCTGCATCGCAAAGAATGTAACGTTGTCTGACAAGCCTAGGAAGTGCTTCTCAAACGAGTTGGGTCCTGTCTTACAGGTAACTCGTAGGATACCTGTTCGTGGTTCCACACTGCAACGACCCTCAATAGCAGCTATATACTTGTCTGTGATACCGTTATAGAAAACAATCTTACGATCAATCTCAAACATATCAGCAGCTTTTGATAGGTTACGGGAAGCTACTGTTGCATCAGTGTTACATGCTGCTAAGCCAAGTAATGCTATGACTGGTAGAGTAAGTGCTTTAAGAATATTCATCGGTTATCTCCTGATCCTTGGATCGTTCCTCGTGCCTGTCGGCTATCGAGCTTTATTACATTGGTGTCTATGACGGATTGTAGGTTGCCTTGAAAGTAGTTAGCCAAGGCTGTGGCATAAAAGACAACATCACCTATCTCTTTTAAGATGTCAGCCGAGTCTACTTGCTTGTTGTCACGAAGAAGTTTCTTTACCTTCTCAGCTACCTCGCCAGCTTCTCCTACAAGACCTAGCGTGTTCTCTATCAGTCGGTTATAGCCTTCTGTGATTACCTTATCTTCTACCCATGAAGAGTAGTCTAGTGGTGTATACTGTCGACTCATAGCATCGCTCATACTTCTACCTCTTCTGCTGTTACTCTTGATACACTGATCTCGTCAATGTCATACAAGGCGTTTAGAATAGTTTCAGACATAATATCTTGTCTGGCGATTGTATCTAGGTTGTAGTAGAAAAAGTCTGCGTCTACCTTAACCTTTAGTGTTACTTCGTACTGGATACCCATTAGCTTCCGTACTCCCTCTTTAGTGTCTCAAGACTGATCCACTGTGGTTCATACATACCGTCTTGGATGTTTCGTTTAACCAGTACACCCTTCCACCACTCATTGTTTGCTTGACCAGCCCAACTCTCTGCAGCACCTTTCATACAACCAACAACACAACCAATGCTGCCATTGGCGCCAACATCGTCCTTGAAGTAGGTAGCGCGCTTGTGACTGTGACCTACACTAACGGAACAGTATCGCTTCTGTATTAGTCCGTAGGCATGGTGAATACCACTGAGAGCCCTACCGAAGTTACCAGCACCTACAAAGTGAGCGTAGTCAACACCGTCGTAGTTGTAGATAGCAGGAGCGCCGTGTTCGTATGGATGGTATTCGTTGAACCACTTGTTAGTCTGGAGGTGTGAGAATGATATCCCAAACTTCTTACCTTCTAGTCTAGGATCAAACGTGAGTGCAGTGTTGATACGAACTTCATGATTACCCTCAAAGCCATACCATGCAGGCCGACTACGCTTACTCTTCCTGTAGCGATAGCGAAGTAGGTCTTGAGACTCATTGTACGAGTTAATGTCACGCTCGTAGTTCTGAGACACAAGGTTCTTAGGTTTCTTTGTATCGTAGGAGTTGAGAGACTTCATGTCAGCCCCATCTCCTAAGTCTATGCAGTAGTCTGGTTTGATGTCGTGGATAAGACCACCTAGCCAGTCGAAGCGATCGTTACTTGTCTCTGGTGAAGCGTGTCCACAACTCCAGACAATAGCTGTCTTACCTTGTCCTGATTTAGATATAGTCATTTAGCATCC